CGAACAACATTTCATTCTTAAACTTGGTGCTATACAAATCAAGATCTTCGTCGTTTTCCTTAACTTTGAGACTGAAAGTTATAAGACCGCTCGGTTTCCACTTGAAGCAGGAGTAATTTACACCTGTAATAATTGGTAAATCATTAGGAATCATAAAGATTTCTTCGGTTTCGGAAAGATTATCGCTAAGATCCATTACATTTTCAAAATAGTCCGTGATACTAATCGGTGTGTCGCCGCTGAGGATGTTATGCTTAAATGTCTCTGCCTCGGCAATTCTATCCAGATAAGACATTCGGTTAATCTTATTACCACAAAGGGAAAACGTGTCATAGATACAGATACCATCCGGAGTATAAGAAACATCAAAAATAGTCCCTTGGTAGTATTCGTCTGGACAATTAATATCGATATCGTAAATAGTGAAGTCCTTGAGAATAATTACGGATTTACAATTTCCATGCTTATCTAGAAACATAAACAAAATAGCTCTCTTTGTTTCGATCGTGTCCTTCTTGTAGAAAATGTACTTGAAATTCCTGAGCTTGAAAAGATACCTCTCTTCGATATTGACTGAATTCTGGAGGGGAAAATACATATCGCCTTTCCCTGTCCATGAATTGTTTAAAAGGAAAATAATGTTTTTCTTCAAATTCTCATCTGTGATTTCGGAAGACATCATTTATCAAAATACTCCACTAAGTCTACGTTTATTAGATTGGCTTGTAACAAATTATGCTAAGCATTATAACATAATTTACCCACTTGGACATTCCGGTGAAATCGTATACTTCAATATATACCTTGACTATAAAAATCAACTCAAGGCATACTCTAAGAAATTTTTTGACCCGTTCTGTAGACAAAAGCGAATTGTAGTAAACACGACAACCTTTAAGTGGAGAGAATACACAACTGAAAACATCCCAGACGACGAAATTGTAACAACGGTAGGACAACTTTCGTTCTTTAGGTGGTTCATAGAAAACAAGGTTCTAGACTTCGCTCTAGCGAACATTAAATTTATAGATGCTGATATGATTAACACTATGGCGTGTAAAAAGAAAGGCAAAAGAAGTGTTCTTTCCCCGAGTGCGGTTAATGGTATTTTCACTAATAAATGTAATGTCACTATTAAATTCAAGCACTAATGATGCAATTTAGAGAAATAAAATATACATTTGTATTAATATGGCCCACGCACTGAACACCTGGCTGAGCTCAACTGGAAAAGTAATTGACCATTCCGATACCACAAGAAAGGCTACTCATTTAATGCTCGATGGCGGCAGATTGGATATCTCAGATGACCACGAAGCGTTTCAACAAATGTATAGTAAGCACATTAAACTGAAGAATTGTATAGTGGAAATGCGAACCGATTTTTTTAAATTTTTCATAGACTTTGATGTGCTTTCCGAAGACATCATAAATATATACGAATACATTCTTGTTATACAAAACACGATGAGTAATTTGTATAAAAATAATTCACTAGTGTGCATAGTAACCGGAGCAGATAAAAACAAAGAAATAGTTAAAAATGAAAAGTTGTATTTCAAGCAAGGATTTCATCTGCATTGGCCGGATATTATAACAAATACAGAAACGGCCAGGTCTATTCGTAAAAGAATAATAACAACATTAACGACCGTATTCGGTAAGAATGAGAAACACTTTGACGCTTGGGAAAAGATAATAGATCGTTGTGTTTACGAAAAAAACGGACTTCGGTTAGTCGGTTCTGATAAGTGCAATCGTTCTGACGGAAAACCAGAATATGAAGACCGAGTATACATCTTCAAGGACATTTACACGGGAACCAAAAGAAATGAAGAATTGTATACTGTTTACAGTAATGATACATTTCGATTGATTAAGGACACCAGTATCCGCAGTAATGAAAATTGTATTACTAAATTGCATGATGAATTAGAATACGTCGAAGAAGAAACCAAAACAGATACTAAAGGTGATATGATCCAACTTTCTAGACAATCACCCGAATACAAAGTTATAGAAAAGTTTTTTAAATTACATGCAACCGGATACCGCGTGGAAGACATCCGGGGTATCTCATATGTAAAAGATAAATGCACTTATATTATAAGTTCGAAGTCAAAGTATTGTCAGAATAAACAGGGGTTTCACACTAATAACCACATTTATTTTAAACTTAGTCCAAGGGGTCTTTGCCAGAAATGTATGTCAGAAAACCATGGTATACATGGTTCGTGTAGGGAATATCAAAGTGTATGTGTTCCTATTACTACATCTCTTGAAAGTGCTCTAAAATGGAAAAAACCTAAAAGCAGGGAAATTAAAAAGAAACCCCAAGATTTCAGTGTACCGAGTTTGTTAGAGAAACTGGAAAATAACATAACCGGAAAGGATGCATTTATGGGACCGGGAAAAAAGAAGTGAAAATAATAACAGATACACCAATTAAAACCGCGATAGCAATTTTACCAGATAGATTTGCTACACCAGATTCTACCAAATAAGGGAAAGAATTACCAAGAATTTCAATAAACTGACTCGAACTGGTAATAAGATAAGCAATTACGATGAGTAGAATAAGTCGGATATTCTTTTCCTCGGTCATCTTAGCAAAGAGCGAATTCTTAACGTCCTCGGCAGTAAGATTTTGTTTGCTCCTTGATACGATACTCGTAGGACTTTCAGCGGGTCTTTCCTCGCGTGCAGAAGAAGGTTCTTGCGACGTCTGCGTCTTAGGTTCTAGATCCTTTACAAAGCATTCAAATTGATTCATAGCTTACCAATATGTAATGTATTTAATTTATTTTTTAAACGAAACATTTATTAAGTTTTTTAAAATAAAATAAAATGTATTCATTAAAGTAAATAAATGGGTATAGATAGCCTCACCAAGTGCACAACGGAGTACATCAACGGTTCTGGTATGAGCTTCCTTATGGGAACTATGAACTTAACTGCCCTCCAGAACGGAACGCCCAATGAAACATTTGCTCTCCCCAGCGACGTGGATGCTATCAGTGAGGTTATCCTCCAGATGCGTTTCGGCGCGGGTGCAACGAATGTATCCAGAACATTCCTCCTTGATCTCGTCAAGAAAGTTGAAGTTCGGCTGGGAAACCTCGTAGTTCAAACTATTTACCCTGGAGACATTTACGCGAGAAATCTAACTGAGTTCACAACGGCGCAAAATGTAAACACATATCAAGCGCTTGGGGCCGATAGTCGCTACGCAACCGGAGACAACATCGACTTTTCACTTTCCATTCCGTTCACTGGAAGGGGTTACGGTGGTGTAAATAAATCTTTCCTACAGGCTGGCGCGGTTACAAACAGTTTGAAGTTAAAGGTTTATTACAATAAGCTTGCCGCGAATATCACGGGTCTTGTTGCAGCTCTTCCGACTAGTCTAACGACGGGAGTCTGCGTCTTCAGCCACGCTATGACCTCTACAGAGAAGAATTTCATCGGTAAGAATATCATCAACCGCCCTGTTAATACTTCGTACTCTGTAGTTTATCCAATTACCAGTGTAGCGGGGACTGGCGAACAGGTAACGATTGATCTAAGTGCTGTCACTATTAACGTGTCGCACATTCTTATCACCATGAATAACAGTTTGTTCCAGTCCAGTGGCACGCCTCTTGATAACACGGGAAACTCAACGGGTTCGTCGTGGACTCCTATCGAGAGCGGCGTGGTTGCTTCTACTAATACGGGAGTAGTTGGCGGATGGCTTCAATCTGCCGAGCTAGTTCTCGGAAACGACAGAACCGGAAATGTCCCAGGTTCGTGTCTTTCGACTGAAAAGATTGACCTCTTCAAGTTGTCTAGCGTTTCGGATAAGAATATTTACATTATGAAACTCGCGGGTCATGCATTCAGTTCGGCGGGTGTCCCATTCCAGCGTCTAAACAATAAGAAACTAGTTCTTAAGTATTCGCCGGGTTTCACTTTGTCCAAGTTCGCCGATACCGGCGCTACAAATACAGGCGCGTCAAATATTAATGTGACATGCTGCGGAACCCAGGTCCAGAGCACCGTGGGAGGAAGCATCTCATTCTCCGCGTAAACAAATCTAAATGCGTGAATTATTTTGAAATTAAAAGAATGTAATTTTAACTACGTATTAAATTTAAAATTATT